CCAACAAGTTTCGTTATCAAAGATTTATCAACAATTTGATTTGCATTTGATCCAGCACCAACAACAGTTTTTCCTGAACCTGCTGTCATGTTTTTAACAACACCCAGTCTATTAAAAGAAGAAAGATCCAAACCCACTGTATCTCTTAGGTAACTACTTCTGAAAGATTTGGAAATCTGAACTTTTACGTTGTTAAGTATTTCTGCTATATTATCTATTAGTCCACTCGGAGACATTGGAGTTATATTAACTTCTAGTCTACTCGAAGAAAACTCATTTTCAAATATCTCACTTAAGTTAGAAACAGTTGCAGTTAAGTAATTAAATCCTTCATTTACCTTTTTCAACCCAGATGCATAATATGTTTTTCCGCCGTCCTCACTATATCCAACAACCTCCCATTGTGCATCTGATCCTGTGGTGCTTGATATATTTAATGGCCAAGGACCGGTTCCTATTAGTTTCAGATCCGGTCTCTGGAGTCCTGAAAAATCTATGAACATAGATTTAATCCCTCCACCCATAGTATTACATTTCGTCAAAATGTCCCCAAGAACACCGACGTTAGAGGCTGGATGTGAAGCGTTACTTCTTTCTTTGATTTTGTCCGCAGCACTCTGTGTTGAAATTGTACAAGTACACGCTCCACAGTCGGTCGGAAATGTTTCTGTGTCACACCCTTTACACTTATCATAGGTTGATCCAGATACTCCAGAGGAGTTGAACAAGTAATCCATGTTCATTCTTCTTGCCATATCAATGCATTTGTAACATTTTGTACAGTCGCATTTATAAAAATCACCCTTACCAAAAGTTACTCCTGTTATTGCATCGTAGTAGGGAGTTTTATGATACAAGCAACACGTTCCAGATTCTTTTGTACTGGAGGCACCACATATTTGATTTGCTTCTGACGCAGGATCAACCGAATCATAAAAAGATAATAGTCTTTCCTCTTCCGTTAATGTTCTAAATGGTAAATATTTTCCTAAGTGAGACAGATCTTGTCCGGGATTTATTTTATAGAGAGCCATCCATATCGACTCATCGGGATATATCGTCTCACATAGTTCTGAAGGAGTGGATGTAAATGAAGATTGTCCATCATAATCCCTTCTCCAGAAAGGATTATTTGCTCCTCGTATGCAAAGGTAAACTATATTGTTTGTGGTGTTTAAGGCGTAATGTCTTCTTGTTGTTTTTCCAGATGTCCATCTATCGTAAACATTTCCTACCTTAAAATCATTTCTTTCTGCAACCAGGCTAACATCAGACTCTTTAATTTTAGAATAAAAA